CCTAGAGCTACAATTTCAGGATACGTTAAATTGGAAGAAAATAATTACGAACAATTGATGTATGCTGTAGCTACTGTTGGTCCAATTGCTGTTTCAGTGGATGCGAGTAATTGGCATTCATATTCTTCAGGAATTTTTAACGGATGTAATCAAACTAATCCTGATATTAATCATGCTGTTGTTCTTGTAGGATATGGGACAGATTATACATCAGGTCAGGATTATTGGTTGGTAAGAAATTCATGGTCTGCCTCGTGGGGCGAATCTGGTTACATCAGATTATTGCGCCAAACAAGAAGTATTTATGATGATGATAATGATGAAACATGTGGAATGGATATAACTCCTCAAGATGGAACTGCTTGTGCTGGGGATAACAACCCAGTTAAAGTATGTGGAACTTGTGGAATTTTATATGATTCATCCTATCCTACTGGTGCGAATACATTATAATTTTTATAAAATAACAATATAATCCCTTAAGGTATTTATTATATTGTTATTCTTTTGCTACTTTACTAACCAATACTAATTTACTACCAATTAGAAGTTTTCTTAACACTTATTCTAGGGCCTGCGCCTCGTTTTTTGTTCTTAGCAGGATCATATTGTTCTTCTTGATCTTCATCAGGCATTCCTTTTGATAATTCCCAGAATTCTTTTGAACCCAATCTGAAGTCATTATGATTATCAGCTTTATAATAAAATACTTGGTCGTTTAACTTATTAGATTTAGAGTTATTATTAATAACGAGACATTCATAATTTTCCGTACATTGATCCATTACCTGACAAAAGGCTTCAAATGTTGGAAACATACCAGCATAATTCTCATAAATACGCTTTCTATTCGCAATATAATTCTCTCGAAGAATAAAAACATAATCTATATTAGTTCTTAGTGTAGGTGGAATACCTAATGGATATTGCATTGTGATGACTAACATTACTTTCCAGTGTCTCAATAATACCGTTTTCATTTAGACATTTCCTTCTAAAATCATAAAACCTATACTTTTTCAATGGGTATAGCATTCTCTCGAATGGGGTTAGACTATATCTTAAGATATCATCGAAACTAGTTAGGTTTCTCAATCCCACGGGCATTTAGTCGTTGAACAATCATCATATCCTTACCATAACGGACTTAGATGACTTGCTGCGGATTTTCTCTATTTTATACCTTTTTACTATACCTTATGTGATTAACATAAGCCACTATTATATTTCTACAATAGTTTAGTAGTATAAACCTTCAAAGAACAATCAATTCTAAACCAAGATTTTTCCGCAATTTGGACGTGTCGCATATTGATTTAACAATATACTAGCCATTCTTTTGAAATGACTTTGGCAAACATTTTACCATTCATGAAAAGTAATCGCATTAATTTATCACGAGACCATGTATTGTCATATAAACAATCATCTAATATAACAAATGCTCTTGGGTCAATAGTGGATCGTTTATACGTTTCCATCTCCTTTTTAACCTGCTTTAATACAGTTCTCTGACGCTTTAAGATGTTCTCAATAATTGCCGAATTATATTCATTATGGATGAACAACCGTGGCACCATTTTGCCGTAAAACCCGTTACCTTCTTCTGTTCCTGATATAACTGTTCCAATTGGAATGTCCTGTTGATACCATAATAGATCTCTGACTAAAAATGACTTACCAGTATCACGCTTACCGATTAAAACTACGACTGGACCCTTATTTTCGTTTGGTTTAAATTGGATACTTTTCATATCAAATTTTCTTAGTTCCAGAGTCATTATAATATTATTTTATTAAATAATATTATTTAATTTTAAACGAAATAAATTATTCATAAAAATATTTCCATATAGATTGATATTCTAATATTTTAATGTTTTCAATATAATCTTGTAATACAAAATATAAAGTTAATTGGTCCTGAATACCACATTCTAATATATTATTAAACCAATCTAAACCAAATTTTTTGGAAATTTCATTGTTTTTACGAATATTTATTCCTCCACATAAAAATCCATTTTTATTTGTTTCAGTATATCCTTTATCAATCATTTTATTTATATAATTAACATAATTTGTTTCTTCATTTTTATATTTTTCTACACCCATAGATGAATTAAATTCATCCCAAATACTATTATATTTTTCAGAATAAGGATGTTTTGTAAAAACTATAGATTTATCTGAATTATCAAGCTCATATATTATATTTTCAACTTTCTCATCAAATACTTGTAATTTATTATCAAACCAACATACATATTCATATATTTTTAATATCTCAATATCGAATGGTTTACATCTATATGCTTTAGAACTCATTATATCTTTATTCCAATCATCATAAATTGGAATATCATCAATAAATATTCTAATAAATTTTGTATCTTGTAATTGAGTATATATATCAATATTATTTGTAAAATAATAACAATCATAATCTTTTGATGGAACCGGTGGTATTAAAAAAGAATAATTATTACTAGAACCAAAAAAACAAGTATAATATGCAAGTTTTGTGTTATTCGGTTTTTTATAATTAACAAATTTAAACTGATTATCAAAAAAACCATTGTTTTTCATATATTCGTTTTTAAAATCTTTATTTGATTTACATAAAGAAAATATTTTGTCAACAATACCATAAGATTTATCCCTATTAGAATAAAACGAGCTAACATAATAACAAAAATATATATTAAAATAAATATCACCAGGACAATTAATATTATGAATATCAATATAATTTAATATTGTTTCACAATACTGAAAACATATTGTATTATTAGCTTTGTCTAAATTTTCTTTTATAATTTTATGTACGTATTTAAATTCATTATCTATAAAAATGGAATTTTTATTAACATAGCATTGTGTATTTAGTTTTGACATAACATATTTTTCCATCAATATATTCATATAATCGTTATTTAAGTTACATTTTCTCAATTTAAGTGAATTTAATACAAATTCACAACCCTCTATACATTTTTTAAAATTATTACATCTAAAACTATTATTTATAAAATTTCTTATTGGAGCTTCCGGGTGTTCATATACATATTTATAATTAGTAATCATTTGTTGATAATCACCATAATAATGTTCGAATGAATCAGGATTTTCAAAGTAAACTGGACTGAATAACTGTTCGTCAGCATGACCGTATCCTAATGACAAATAATATAAAAATTTATCTAATATTAACCCGCAAACACGGTACATATATTCTTTGTTTCCTGTAAAAAACCCACTACACATGCTACATCTACCCCACTTGAAGTACTCTTTGGTATCTTGTATAAGCTCATATGGTATATAATCAATATAACATGTTGAAAATTTATTTCTTTTAACTGCCAATGCTTCATCCAGATATTTTAAATTAGTGTATCCCATTCGCTCTATACAAAAATTTATCCAAGAAAAATATTCACTCTTAAATGGATTAGAATCTATAACCTCTCGTAACATTATATATCTTGTCAAACAAAACAAATAATAACTAGCAGTATTTCTATTATCAAAATAGTACGGATTTTTGCTTCTATTGTCATTTATTATATCTCTGTACACATTTAATGTTTTATTATTCAACATAATATCATCAAATTCAACAATTTTATACACTGTTTTTTCTCTCAAATATTCTGGTCTTAACTTAAAAATCTGGTCGTAACTTTCACTATCACAATAAATTACTAAGTTATATGGTAAATTTAATGTCGATAACGCATGTGATAAATAGTATGATTTGTCTCTTTTACATATTTCTTCTGACGCATCAGGACACTTTGTTAGATTAAAATATGCTGTTACTAAGGTCCAATCTGAATTGTCATTTTTATGAAATTTATAATTTGGGTTGAATGTAAGTATACCTGTTCCAGACCAATGTCCTAAATGAGATATATCATACCTATATTGATATGGAATTTTATACCAAAAATTATCGCGCATTTGTTTAAAATACCAGATGTCATCACAAACAACAAAACCATCATAATTATTCTCTTTTAAAAATAAGTAAAAGTCATATTCCATGAATCCATTATGGGGATCAACATCTAGAAATATAAACGCACTAGATAATATAATTTCTTTCCATTTTTCTCTAGTTTGATAATCAGTCATGATATCACCTATGATAAATTTAATATTATCAACTTGTTTTTTTTCTTGCGAAACTTTGTCTATAATATCAAATGTGTATATAATATTATTTTTATTATACGACAAAGCAATCGCAGATTCACCGACATGCGTCCCTATTTCAATTATATGCTTACCATTAAACAATGAAGATAAATATGCTAATAAAATGTAATGCTGGTCTCCAGGACTTTTATAAACATCATCGCACATATTTATATGGGGGAATTCTTTTCTTAAATCGATTTTATTAACTAGGTCTAGCTGTAATAAATTTATAAAATCCATTTTATATATTTTATTTAATCATGTATTTATATCTTAAAAACAATAAATTATTTAATCAAAATAAATTATTAAATGAAAATAAATTATATAATGAAAATAAATTATGTAATGAAAATAAATTATGTAATGAAAATAAATTATGTAATGAAAATAAATTAGTAATGAAAATAAGATTATGTAATGAAAATAAGATTATGTAATGAAAATAAGATTATGCTTAGAATATTTTAGAAAAAATAAATTATTTCAAAAAATAATAAGTTAAAAACACATTTAATTTATATTTTAATTCACTAAAGATGTTTACGATTAATTATCAGAAAAGGAAAAATATTGAATTATTTAAGCATTTTGAAGAGCCAACATCACTTTTTCTCTCAAAAACTCAGAACTATATACCTATTTACACGAAATTTTTCAATTTGAATGATACAAATTACAATAGTATTAATCTGAATAATAAATGGTTTATTTCAAATATACATACTGAAGGAGAAATAGAAGATAATCCGAATCTTTTTATGTGTAGAATTAAAAATGTCGACAATAATAAAGTCAAGGATAGAGAGGTCTTTTTTAAAATGGCACCTTTATTAGATCCATATAAGTATATGATTGGTAAATATGACATAGCAAATCCAAAATTATTTAATTTACCACAATTAAATTCTAGTCTAGAAGATTGTAATCCTAAATTCATCGATGTAAATAATTCAGCTTATGTGGACGGTTTATTTTTATTTTTATCTAGTCAATTGAGACATTCATTTAAATTCATACATGGTGTAGACTATTATGGTTCTTTTTTGGCAATAAAAAATGATTTTAAAATAAATGTTTTTGATGATATTGATTATCTAAATAATTCAGATTTTTTTAATAAAAACAAGAATATTCTATTTACAATAGATGAATACGACCACTTATTTCAACAAGACCAAACAAAGTTGAAACCATTAACAATAGGTAATAATATAAGTTTAAAATCAATTACATCCGTTAATAATGAAATTTTTGAAAATGTATTTGAAAATACCATGAATTTAGATGATCTTAAAGACATGTCGCTTGATTTAATTGATATAACAAATTCAAATATGTTAACAGAACAACAGGTTACACTTAAATCAAACTCAACGTGTTCTTCAAGATCATCTCATACAAACGATGATGACCTAGATGATTGTGAAAATTGTTATCAAGATAATGAAATTTTAGATTCTGGATCTGAAAAATATGAAGATATAAAAAGTGATGGTAGTGACAAAAAATCTAAAAATAGCGGAGATAAGTTAGATGAAACAGAGGAAGAAGATTGGGACGAAGAAGATGAAAGAATTAACGTTACAATTCCAAAATTTCCAGTTCAAGTAATAGGAATGGAATACTGTGAAAATACTTTTGATGATTTAATACTGAATAATGAATTAACAGAAGATGAATGGTTGTCCGCTTTTATGCAAATAATTATGATTCTTATTACATATCAAAAAGCATTTAACTTCACACATAATGATTTACATACAAATAATGTAATGTATAACGAAACCGATAAGAAATATTTATATTATTGTTATAAAAAAAAATATTATAAGGTGCCAACATTTGGGAGATTATTTAAGATAATAGATTTTGGTCGTAGTATTTTTAAATTTGACGGAAAAGTATTTTGTAGTGATAGTTTTCAAATTGGAGGAGATGCTGCTACCCAATATAATACAGAACCTTACTTTAATGAAA